TAGACGTTGAACTCGTGCTTACTCATAGAACGTGAAGGTAGAGGTGTCGTCGCTGTGGGACTCGTAGAGCGTTTCTTGGTACGCTTCCGTCGTTGCCGTGGCATCTTCTTTCAATAGCATTCCCGGCTCCTCGGTGGTGATGTTGTCGCCGGATTCGGTGAGGATGATTCCCGTCTGGAGTCCGCGGGTAAGATACCCCAACCCCTCCTCGAGGATGACATCGGAGGCGGTAATATCGCGGACGTCGTTCTCGTCGTCCCTTTCGACGATGCGGTACTGGATGTACCCCTCCGGCCAGGACGGGCCCGAGAGGTCCACGGAAGTATTCGCCGAAGGCACCTCAGCATCGAAGACGAACGTCGTGAAGCGATCCGTCACGGTGAGGACGCGGGCGTTCACCATCACCGTCTTGTCGGTGGTGAGGCTCTTAATCTCCATCCCCATCCCGTTGATGGTCGCGCCGTACTCGGCCACGTTGGCCGCGCCACGCTTCTCCTTGGGCGTGAGGTACACCGTATTCTGGACGCTTCCGGGGTTGTTCTTGACGACGAGTATCATCAATGTGGGATATAAGAAAGGGCCACCTCTCGGCAGCCCTTCCAAAACACACAAACAAATAACGGTCCTTAGCCCGTGGTGATAGTGATATTCGAGTCGGTGGTGATTCCGTCGAAGGGATACTTCGCGGTTCCGACTCCGGCGGTACCGTTGACGAGGTAGTACGGCGCAGCCTCCCGACCGGCGAAGGTCAAGGTAGAGCCGGACATCTCATTGCGGGCGGCGCCGCTGGTGAGCGTCCCCCCATTCAGGTCCATGCCGTGCGTGGCCCCGAAGAGGAAGAGGTTGTCGTTGTTGTCCAGGACGAAGATTTGGGAGCGGTTCCGGCTGATGAGGCGGAGCTGCTCGGGGTCTGCTTCCTGGTGCTTCTGAAGGACCACGCTGAGGGTCTGCTCGAAGAGCGAGGCCCCGGTAGCGGGATCCGACTGGACGTTGATGGTGAAAGACGACAGGTCCGGGCGAAGGTCGTACTGGAGTACGGTCATCGTCGGAAGGTCGGTAATCGTGAACGTCTCCCCGGCTACGGTGGAAACGGTCGCCGACCCTGCCGTACCGTCACCCGTCCCGGCGGCGGTCACAAGGCCAGCCGCGAAGTCATTGACGAAGAAAACTTTCGTCAAGCCTCCGAGGGCGTCCTTGCAATCCAGCGCGCGGCCGAGGGTGATAGTACAAGCCATCTATCAGGTGAATGCGAATCCAACAACTCCGTCAGCGGCGACGCCAACGTTGACTCCGACGGCGAAGTTCATCGTGACCTTCACGTTGTCGCTTCCGTCGTACTGGTAAGCCGGGATGAGGTTTGCGGCCTCGTTGCCGGTGTAAGCGTTCGTACCGACCACGATGTTGTCGGGGTAGGTGAAGGCGATGACGTCGGCCGTGTTCGGAATACCGCTCGTAGCGTACACCGGGTAACCGAGGTAGGTCGGGGCCTTGAGGTCACGGTTGTAACCGAGGTCCGTACCCTGCGCGGCGATAGCCTGCTGGAAGAAGGCGAAGGCCTCGTAGGAGACGTAGAAACCACAACCGGGCTTGCCGAGGATGCCGGGCGTAGCGGCGGCAGCGGCGAAGACGGCGTCGAGGTTCGACAGGATGTTGGCAGCGGTGAACGTGGCGTCGGTCACGGCCTCAGCGAAGCCAGCCATAGCGGAGGCGTCGATACCGGCCTCGTCGATGACTCCGTCGTTGGAGAGCAGACCCAGACCCCACACGGTGCCGGCGTCGGCGGCCCACATCAGGGACTCGAGGGACTTACCGGCTTGCTCTGCGGTAGCGGCGAGCAGGAACTCGGTGAAGTTCGGCGGAATTTGACCGTCGCGGACCATGCGGCCCTGGGCAGCCATGAACGTCGGGAACACCGTACCGCGGCAGATGGCCTCGTTGACCATGAGATCGTTCAGGGTGACCACCTGCTCGGAGAGCGTCATGGAAGCACCGTCAGCGAAATCACAAGCGGAAGCCTGAAGGAGGCCGCCGTCGTAGTCGAGGGCATTGATGACGGCCTTGTTGACGACGCCTTCGATGAGGCGGGCACGGCCCTTGTTGATGGTTTCGGCGCCGAGAATGGCGGCCGTCACATACGGAAGCGCGAGTTCACCTGCGTAGGTGTTCGGGCTCACCGTGATGTCGAAGTCGTACTTCTTGGACTTAACGGGAATCATTTGAAAGAATTGATGATGTTGTAGGCGTTGTCGAAAGACGAGGACCGGCTATCGGTCTTCGGAACTGCATTGAACTCTTGCTTGGGCAGGACGCGGTCGGGGCTGGCGGCGGGTGCCTCCTCCAGCTTCTCGAGCCGCTTGTTGATGGCTTCGAGGGCCACGGCCATTTCGTGGGTGAGGTCGGTGAAGTGGGAGGACATCTCCTCTTTCTCCTTCTCTTCCTCTTCCATCTCCTCCTCCTCTTTCTTCTCCTCTTCGGCTTCCACCTCTGCGGGGACCATGGCGTCCTTGACGACCTCCACGATTTGCTCGGCCACCTCCTCGGAGATTTGGAAGTGCTCGACGAGGGCAGCCTTAACTGCGCTCATCTCATCCTTCTCCTCCTCTTCGTGCTCTGCGGCTTCGGTCTTCTCCTCTTCTTTGTCCTCCTCCATTTGGACGACATTGGAGTCAGCGTCTACGGTCACCTTCCCACCATCGGAGAGGTCGTAGGTGCCAGCCTCGAGGGGTGCCGCTTCGCCGTCCTCGGAGAGAACACGAACGGAAGCACCGGCGGAGAACTGATCGGCTTCGGTAGCAATGACCCGTCCATCATTGAGGCGGGCTTCGGCGTAGAGGTCCTGGCGCTCCTGAACTACGGAACGGACGGCCTCCTTGAGTTTTTCAATCACGGACATGGGTCGAGTTTTCAATGCGGGATATATCGCGTTTTCATTCGTTTGCCAAGAGGGGGTCGAGCTCCTCGTGCGTCTTGCAGGGCATATACATCACCCTGTTGTTGATGCGGTGCTTGTGGTGACCAGAACACCCGAGGGCTTCCGCCATGAGGTTCGCTTCCAGGGCGGTCTCGAAGAGGGGCTTTCCATCGAGGAAGGCGACAGGCTCCAACACCTCACGGATAGCCTCGGCCACCGTCTCCACGGTGACGTCCTCCATCTTGATTAGTTTGTCGATGAAGTACCCCTCAATCGAGAACCCCCTGTATTTCTTGTCTTTGACGTCGCTCCAGACGTCGCCGTTGTTCACCTTCACGGATACCATCCACGTCCCGTCCGGAACATCGAACCCATAGACGGCGGCCTTGTCGCGGTCCTTGTCGGCCACTATCCAAGACTCGAAGATGGACAGGCCCTGCACCTTGTCGCGGTGCTCGACGGTATACTCGTCGTTGCGCTTCTGTTTCATAAAGAGGGCCGCGGCTTGCTCCACCGTCTCCTTCGAAAAGTAGACCTCGAACTCCTCTTGGGCGCTCTCGTCCCAGCGCGGGATCATCTTCTCCGGAATCAGGGCCGGACCGATGAGGAGCTGCTTGTCCTCGTCAACTTTCGCAAGAGACAGGCGGCGCTCCTTGTTGAAGTAGACGAAGTTCTCCTCGATGGCTGGGTACTTGACCAGGGAGATGGCCTCCACGCCGAAGTCCTCCTGTTCCTCGTCAATCAATAGCTCGACTGTCCTCATAGCGTTGTTTGGATTTGCAGCTCTCGGTCGAGGGCTTGCTGGTTGCTGATCTCGTTCGACACTACATATGCGCGGACAGGCTCCGGTGTCGTGCCTTGCGGTACCGTCGGGACGAAACTGCCGACGTCTACGCCTACGCTTTGCGGGCCTCCGGTAACCGAGCCCCCCGTTTCGGTTTCTGTTGCCGAAGTGCTGTTGAATTGCGTCGCCTTAATCGCCGCGACCTTTGCCAGACCTGAGGTGATGGCGATACCTGCTGCCACGGCCGCACGGATGGGTGCCGTCGGGTCGAGCGTCAACTGTGAGGCGTATGCCTTCTGTGCGGCAAGGTATGTACTCACAAGGGTCTCCGCGATGCTGATGGCCTTGTTCCTATTGAACGCTTTCTTGGCGCTCTCCTCGGTGTCTTTCTCCGACATCTTGGTCAAGCCCTTCAAAAGGTCGAAGGTGGCTTGCGCTCCGCTGACGGCCAGCTCCATGTCCTGCAATCGGAACTGTTCTTGCAGTTTCAGGAGTTTCGCGTTCGCTGCCTCCCGTGCTTTGACCCGTAGCTCTTCGGCTTCCTGCTCCGTGATTTTGAGCTTGTCGATGTCTTTGATGCGCTGAGTCAGTTGGTCTTGTATCTCGGCCTCTTGCTTCGCGCGCTCGCCCATCTGCTCCCGCCGCATCTCGCTCTCCATGGAGGCAATCTTCTCTATCTGTGCAATGCGCTGTTGCTCGATGGTGTTGCGCTTGTTGTTGAGCGTCGTTTGGAGTTCGAGGGACTCCATATCCAACTGCGCGACTTTGGCTTTGAGTTCGGCTTCCTTCTCAAGATCTTCCTCCAACGTTTCGCTGATGGCTATCTGTTCTTGGAAGATGCGGAGCTCCTCCTTGGCCAATGCCTTACGGTCGGCCATCAACTGCTTTTCGAGGGCAATGGCTTTGTCGGCGGCTTCGAGCCGCTCCTCGAACATCTTGGTTGTATCCTCCGCTACGAGGTTGTAGGCTTTGATGTCCTTGCGGGCGTTCGCCATCTGAACTTGCAAGTCGCGTTGTGCCTGGCGCAACTTGATGGAGGCGTCGGCCAAATCCATCGCCTTATTGGTCGCCTCGACTATCTCTTCTACCAATCCCTTGACGCTCAGGCCAGCGGCCACAAACGGCTCGCCCAAGTCGGCCAGGTCGTCCATGACCTCATCGTTGAGGTTCTTAATGTCGGTCTTGGTCTCGGCGATACTATCTCGCAATTCGGTCGCATCCCCTCCAAAGAACTCCTTGATAGCTGCGGCCGCACTCAAGCCCCCCTTCTTGATTTCCAAGAAGGCACGCCGCAAGGGATACACGGCCACCTTGAGCATGGTTTGGATGTAGTCGCCCACGGCGGTCAAACCATCCTTGAAAGCATTCAGGGCAAAGCCGGGAGTGGTGAAGGCGTCATAAAGGAACTCCCCGACTTGAGCGACTGCGGAAACGAGTACGTCCATAACGGCACCCAGCCCCGCGGTGGCCCGCTCAAGGATTTCGGCGCCTCGCTTGGTCTTCTTAAAGAATACGACAACCGAACCCAAGGCAATCACAAGCGCACCGATACCGGTTGCGATGATTGCGGCACGGGTTAGGTTCAGGCCCTTGATGAAGGTCTTGACTCCTTGCGCGGCATTCTTGAAGCCGGTAACGGCTCCGCCTGTAGCCTGATCGAAAGCGCCTGCGACGCTCTTGCCCTCTGCGCGGGCTTCATTCAGGTCGTCGGTGAACTTGGCTAATTGGTTAGCTGCCGCCCCGAGCCCCTTTACTTTTACGTTGATTTCGTAGTCCTGCGCCATTGCGTACACCGAGCAGGACTTTGCGCCACCACGAGGAGGCACCCCACTCATAGTAACCATATAACAGAAGGCTTTCCGGGTTGCCTCTGAGCTCGTACTCGGAAGCAATCTCCAAAACGCGGGGGATAGCCTTGCCGATATTGTCGAGGTAGTCTTTCATCAGTCGTAAGTGAAGATGCGGACCATCTGCACCTGTGCCGTCCATTGGATTACGGTCGAGGCTTCCCCGTTGGCGCTGATGGTTAGGACGCCGTTAGAGAGGGCGCCCGTGATGCGGCGCGTAGCTGGGGAGCCTGAAGTAAGCGGAGACCAATTCGTAGCGCTAAGGGACACCGTCCCGGCGTGACCGTTGGCGAGGAATTGGTAGGTATCGAGGCGACTCGTAAACCGTCCCGAGGTTTGGGCGGTGACGCTGCTCACGTCAATGGTCCCCGTGGCGAGGGTGTTACCATCGACCAGGATGTTCACCCCGTTCGGAGTAGAGAGGGCCGTGGCGCTGGCGTCGGTCGTCTCACCCATCAGCACGAAGAGGTCCGTCACCCCCGAGTGTCCTGCGGAGTCTTGCGAGGTGGTGTGCATCCCCGTCGGGGCGATGGGCCCAGGGGTGTCGCCGTTGCCATCCGGCAGGGGGTTGGTCCCATCCGTTGGAGGGTAGGGAGGGACAGGGTCATTTGTATCGTCGCCGGGGTTCTGCCAGCGACAGGTATTGGTCGTGGCGTCGTAGTAGTACCCATACGCCTCGCAACAGATACGGCCGGGATCGGTCACGTCTGCCCCCGAGGGGTCCGTGAAGGTAACCGTGCCATTGGCATTGGATGTGCTGGGTACATTCTGACAGGCGCCAATGGTCGACCGCTCGATGTCCCGCAGGAACTTGCACAAGGTGCTCTCCCCCGTGCCGATTTGGTAGCCGGATACTTCGGTCAGTTTGTAGGCCGCCCCAAGGACGTGGTAGCGATCGTTGAAGCGCAGGTTCCGGATGTCGGAAGGGGTCAGGTAGAAGTGAGCCTCGAAGACCCGCGCATCGGCGTCGTAGATGTCTGCAAGGTAGGAGGCCCAGTAGGTGCGATGGAGACCGAGGGCCGGGGTGCCGTCTTCGTTGAGCAGCTCGTTCTCGGCGCTGAACGGAAGGTCCTGAGAGTTCCAAACGAGGCTCTGGGTATCGGAGTCCACCGGGCTCTCGTTGAACGGCGAACAGAATAGATAGGACGAGAACGCCGTGGTCCCGAGGTAGTAGTTGTCTTGGATATCCTGAGAGCCCACCGCGAAGAACAGCTTGGGCGGTTGCTTTACGAACTTGACCCCCTGCCCATCGAGCTTATAGGAGCGATGAATTAGAAAAAACTGGTTGACCGTATGCGGGTCACCTTGTAGGGTCGGCACCGGGTACACGAAATACGGTGCGAAGACGGGTGCGTTGCCCAACGTGCCGGAGGCGAACTCGTCGTCAATGTCCTGATCGTAGCCGCCATATACTCGGCCCAGGGCGTTGGTCATATATGCGTTTCCTACGTCCTCGCTCTTTTTGTCTTGGAAGAGGATGCGGTCTGCTTTTAGGGAGGAGGTGGGCATGAGGGTCCGCTCCTTGTCGAGGTCCAGCTTGTCCGTCCAATATGTATCGACCCCGTCCGTAATCCAGTCCGCATACGGCTCGATGATCAGCTTCTTCGGGTCGTCGGGGCTCGCCTCGATTACGAGGTTGAACCGTTGGCAGAGGTCGGCCATGAGCTCCTTCTGCTTGATGCGGGGGAGCAGCTTGGGGACATTGACTTCTCCCCCTGGGGCGCGGAGGCACTCGAGTCGGGAGTTCGCCAATCCTGCGGGGACACCCTTAACGGTGACTGCATCGCCGGAGGTCTCATTCTGGAAGCGGACCTCGGTCTTGACTGTGTCGCCAGAGTCAAGTAGGACGTCGGCGGTAAACTGCACGCGCCGGGAGTCATCGCTCACAAATGACGGCGAAGACCCCTCCACCATTGTGATGGTCGCCGATCCTTGCGACACGCCACCGACAGAGATGCGGGCCAGCACATCGAGGGTGTCTCCGCTTCCGGAGTTGGCGAAGCTGGCTTGGACGTGCAGCCGCACGAAGAAGCGATGGAGGCCTGTCTCCTGCGCGGTGTAGACGTAGGTGGTGGTATTGAACGCGCCGTCGGGGTCGAAGGCTCCGTTCGTGGTTTCGTCATCCAGCTCTACGGTGGTCCAAGTATCTGCCGAGCCAATCGCCTGGTCTGCGCTCAGGTGTACGAGGCAGCGGTTCGCCTCTCCGGTGGTGAGCTGTTCGATCTCCGTGCCGAGGGTCATGTAGATACCCCCGTACAGGGTGGAGTCGAAGAAGTCGGAGTCGTAGTAGAAGCCGGCTTGCTCAATGATGCGGTCCGTCAGCGCCTTGAGCTTGATGGCGGGCTTCAGCATATCCGAGAAGACGCCGGCGTTGCTTATCGTCGAACTCTGAAATCCGTACCCTGATTGGGCCACGATGGGTTGTTGGTTTACGCTCAGGCCGTGATCGGCAAAGGGGACGACGATGGTTCCAGCCCCTATGGTTCCGCTCGTGATATCGTTAGTCAGCGTCTGGGAAGAGATGACATTGGCCGCGGTGTTGTCGTAGTTGTAGGTGGTGACGTAGTCATCCCCATCTTGAAAGGCAGCCTCCAATAGCTTGGATCCCATCTCCGCGAAGAGGTCGGCTACATCGCCCAAGACGTTCACCTCGTAGACCTTCGCCATGAGCCTGACGGCCCGGAGTTGCATAGCCCCACGCATCACCGGGACCCCGCTCTCGTAGATAATGACCTCGGTCTTCTGCGTCGGGTCGAAGTCTCCGTCCGACAGGGTGACCTCGTAGAAGTGCGCGAAGAACTGGTTATTGACGTTGGTGAACGGGAGCCGGAACGTCTGCGAGTACGGCGCGTGGCGTTGCATCGTCTCC